ATGAGCGACTTCGTATTGCCCTCTTGGTTCGATCTAAACGGGCAAGCGCCGTTCACGTTCCGCAACTCGATTGATGGCCCGTTGCTGCTCGCGCCCGGTGGCTACATTGGACGACGTGTGCTGCCGGAGGGGCAATGGGAGCAGTTGTTCGCTCAGCAGCACGCGAGCCCGCGACAGTTCAAGCGCGAGACTTCACGCACGTTGCGCCGCTTCAGGGCGGAGAGCGACGCTTGATCTCTGCCACGCGCTATGTGTGCTCAAATAGGGCGGCGGAAAAAGCAACATAAGCATAACAAACTAAAAGAGCGGCGCATCACACGCCGCTCTTTTTTCGTGGCTATCGTCGTGGTCAATGTTCATCCTCGGCGTCGTTAAAGGCCTGAACATGCTCCCAGTGATCTGAAGTGTCGTCTTCGGGTTTATTCACGCCGCGGTATTTTGCTTTGATACTGACGAGTGCTGCGAGCCCTCGCTTCGTCAGTGCACCATAGCAGAAGCCGCGTTGCTCAGACCAAGTGTAGGAAACAAAGCAATGCGGCTTGTTGTCGTCTGTGCGCGCAGTGCGCATCAGTTGACAGGCGCGTGCAATAACAGGGATAGCTTCCTTCTTTGGTAGCGGCTCTGATTGCCGTCCGTAGGGCATGCTTCCGATCGGTAGTCTGTTATCTGCCACAAAGGATGACATGAGATCGAATATCTCGCCGGGCGATAAAGCTTTAACCCCGTGCAGTTGCTCTTCCGCCGTACCGAAACCGCCATCAGTGTCGTACATGTGCAGAGCTTCGAGGATCTCTCGTGTCCAACGTTGCTCGCAGATGTACTTGAGCGAATGCATGCGCTTCCACTTCAGGTCAAGTTGCCTTCTGCGCACTTCCTCTGGCGTCTCGATTGGCCCGGTGAACCCTTGCGGTCGTTGTTTCGGGATTTCGGATTCCTCGAGGATCGCGCGCACTGCATCGATGAAGGGCTCTGTCTCTTGCACACGGTGCCAGAGCATGTTCACCGTTTCGTGCTCGGCGATTGCATTTTTGCCAAAACGTCTCCTTTCTGAAGGCGGAATGGTAGCAATAAGTCGAGCAAGAAAGTTGTTGAAGGCTTCTGCTTCCTCATTTGCTATCATAATCCCATTGATGTTCTGATGGGTATTCTTAGTTGTTACGATGTATTTATAATACTCTCCGGTAAAGGGTTTCGGCACGACGAGCACAGCATCAGTCATCTGCTTGTCCTCCCTCATACTGTCGCTGGCGCAATCGGCGCTTCGCTCGCCATCTTGCGCGCGAGCCCGACCATGACATTCTCGCGTCGTGTCCAGCCGTTCGCGAACTGCGACCAGTTGCGCAGCGAGCGCAGATGGTTGAGGTCGTACAGGTATTGCAGCTTGATCACGTTCATCGGTGCGTTTGTCGTGAGCGCGCCGAGCGTGATCTTACCGATGGTGCCGTCTGCTGCGACGCTGAGCGACTGTTGCAGCACTTTGATGGCAGACACGTTGCCGCCGAGCATCGCCATGTTGAACGTCATCAAATCGACGCCGAGCGGTAGTTCATCACAACGACACTTGTTCCAATACATCGCTTTGAGGATCGCTTTCGCGTCGTCGGGCGTCGCGAGTGCTTGGGGATGCGGAGCGATGACATGCTCTCTGATCGCTTCGTCATAGGTCATCTCAGTGATGCCCCATGTCGTGATGAAGCGCTCTCCCGGAGCACTGTCATTCTTGATCCCGTCGAACTGCCAGACTGCATCGAGACACGAAGGGAAGTTACCGATTGCCATTGTTGGTTCCTTTGGTTGCATCATCGTTATACAGGTCGAAGGGCTCGTCGTTGATGCAGGCAAATGCTACAGCAGCGACGAGCGCGACGGCAAGACAGACGAAGATCATTTGCCTGCCTTCGGTGGAGCATAGATGTGCTCGGGAACCATGATCAGTTCGCCGAGGGGACGTGTGCCGATCACGATCTCGATATTGCGCTCTGAGATCATTTCCCATTCTTTACGCTGCTGCCGGCGTCCCGTGCGCAGCCAGAACACACGAGGCCATTCGCGACCCTTCGCCTTGTGGCCCGTCGAGAGACGCACCATGTCAGTCACGTTGTCGGCGAAGAGCGCTTCGATCTCGGCGACGACATCAGAGATGAGCGTCTTGCCTAACGTCTCACAACGCTCGATGAAGATGCCCAGCGTCTCGACGCGATCAGTAATCTCTTGCTCGCGCTTCTCGGAATTCTGCGCCCGCGCCTTCTCGACTTCACGTGCGAGGTACGTGGACAGGCGCTCCTTCAACGTCTTGATGTTGGTAATCTTCCAGAGACGTGCGAGCGCGATCAAGTTCTTCCCGAGATCGCGTCCCTCGACTTTGCACGCGATGCCATTCTTGATCATCGCATAAGCTGTCGCGATCAACGGCTTGGTGTAGCGGCACAAGATCGCGTCGTCGATGGAGGGGCGATCTTCTTGCATGAACCACGGCGTCTGAGGCTGCCCCTGAGCCGCTTTCACGAATGAGATGGGACGCACTGCTCCATCTGCTGCGCTTTCGTGTGCACGGATCGTGTACGTCGGGTCGATCTGTGTCTTGACGTATTCGACGACGGTCTTGGGGCAGCGATACGTGACGCTGAGCGACAGACGTTGGCAGTTGAACATCTTGGCTGTCACGTCGAGGCTGTCGTGCGCCGCTCCAGTGAAGCCGAAGATCGACTGGCGATCATCACCAACGAAGACAGCACGGCCGCCCGGACGCAGCATGCGACGTGCGATCTCGCGTCGAGCAGCGTTCGCATCTTGCCACTCGTCGCCGATCACCCAATCGTTCTGATAGAACTTGCAGCCGTAAGCAATCGGGGCATAGATCATGTCGTCGAAGTCGATCAACGTCTCACACTGCTTGCGCGAGCGCTCAAAGATGATCTGCGCCCAGGAGAGCGCTTCGTCGAGTTCGACTTCTTCGACGAGATCGGCGTCGGCACTGAAATGCTCAGCGAGCGCGCGCCATTCGTCGAGACTGTTCACGTCAGGATACCCGGCGATGCCGAACAGAGCTTGGCGCGCATAGCTGACCATCTTCCCGATGAAGCCCAACGAGCGGTCAATCAGTTCGCGCTTCGCGTGCGTCTGCATGAAGTCTTTGATCAGGTTGAACACTTTGCGCTCGTCGATGGCGACATTCTTGAACGCTTGACGAAAGGCGCCGAGCCCCGCTGAGTGCATCGTCCCCATGCGAATGCCCTGCCGATCGACACGCGCTTTGCGCGCTTTCGTCTGGATGTCGGTCGCAGCATCTTTGCCGAACGCGCCGAAGAAGATGCTTCCCTGCATGTATTGCAGACCCTGCACGAGTGTCGTTGTCTTCCCGGACCCTGCGACAGCTTCGACGAGGGCTGAACCCTGTCCGCTCTTGATCCAGTCAAAGTATGCCTGCTGCTCGACAGATGGCTTGAAGACTGTCTCAGACGCTGCTTGAGCGGTCTTCTTCGCGAAGTATGCTTGCATCGCTGGAGAGACGACTGCGGCCGGCTTCGCTGCTTGCTTTTCGAGCAACGATGTCACGCTTAGGTTGATGCTGTCGAAAGGATGAGCGGGCTTTGGCTCAGCAGCGATGACCGGCCACACGATTGCAGGGGCCGGCTTGACAGTGCGCAGATGGGGCTTCTTCGAGACGAAGCGTGCTTTGAATTCGGTCACTGCACATTCCTCCGCGCGACGATCAGTGCGGTGAAGCCCTGCACGTCGTTGATCTTCTTCGCTGTGCGGATGGAGGGCAGTTCGTAGGAAGGGACCTGCGTGTAATCGCGCGTCGTGGGAGCAGCGAGCACTTCAGGAAACGGCGCGAAGGGCGACGTGTAGGCGCGGTCGATCAGCATAACGGACTCTCCGTTGTTTCCGATGCTCTGAAGGCAAGACGCGCGACAGGCGAGCGGAACTGTCGTGCGCGTGTTCTACTATACGTGGTGAAAAATTACAACTACCTTTCACATGCAAAAAGCCGGCGCAGCTTGCGACTGCGCCGGCTTTCTGTCGTCGATGTGCTCGTGCTCAGGTAGCGGCGTCGTGACGGCCAGATGATCAGCAGCAGCACGAGCGCGACGCCAGCCACTGCCATGTAGGGATTGAGCAGCAACCCAGTGAGCGTGGTTTCGAGCGGCGTCTGGACGTGGATCAGCATGACTTGTCTCCCTGCTCGCAGTCGCAGCAGATCAGCAGCAACTGCTGATCTGAGCACGTGCAACCGGGCACACGAGCGACGCGAGGAGCGCGCCAGAAGTTGCGCCAGCTGCGCGCAGACATGTCTTCGTCGCGGATGAAGGGCAGAGTTGGTGCGTGCTCGCGAATATGCTTGCTCATGATATGCTCCTTACAGGTCTGAAAGGTCGTCGAGGTTTTCGAGAGTGTCGAGGACTTCACTGAGCTTGTCGAGTCCGTCTTCAGTCGCACGTCCGCGGTCGCTCTCTTTGAAGGGCTCAGGCATCGCTTCGAAGTAATCGCCTTCTTCGTCGCGCGCTTGCTCAAGCATCGAGCGCGCTTCGTTGATCTGCTCCATCGCCTTCGCGATGAGTGCGCGGCGCTCTTTGTTCACGGTGCTTTCCTCCGGGAGACGAACTTTGCGGGGATCTCATACGGCGTCACGTCGCGGCACTTCTCGATGTTTTCGGGGAAGTCGAGCACTGCGAGCGCGTGTCCGTCACATTCGATCTCGTAGGCACGGTAGCCGACGCGCGCGACGATCTTGCCGGTGACGCCTCCAGGGACGAACTTCGCGAGGATTGGCGCGTCGATGAAGCGGACGTGACTACCGATGTGCAGACGTTCGGCGGTTTTGTGGCAGAGTGAGTACATGTGACGGGGCTCCTTAGACTGTGACGACACGAGCACGATTGCTGCGAGCATTGCGCCCGGAAACGATCTTGAAGCCATGCTCTTCCAACAAACACTCGAAGTCACCGAGACTGCCGAGATTTTTCCATTTTTTGTCATAATCACGCATCTCTGACAGCAAATATGAGATTGCTTGTCCTTGAATTTTTTCGCCAGTTTCAGTGGTGTAAGATCCTGTCAATTCTGACAGAACGTCATCAACAAAGCGGGATGCGAGTTCTGGTGACATAGACATAGCACGGGCTCTCCGTTGTTATCAACGTAGGTTGATATACGAGAGCCCAATCACCAATGCAAGCGAAAACCTCAGGAAAATAGCTCTTTGGCTGTCTTTTTTCCACCAGCCAGCAGACGTGTCAGCAAGTTCTGACCCTCCGCGATGAAGCCCAGAATACGGTCTTCGATCGGCGCGCACACGAGATCGTCGAGCGTGAGCGACCGTTCTCCGCGGGCCATGGGACGACTTGCTGCCTGCTCGCGCACGCGCGGATCGACGGGCGACTCGAAGAAGAGCAGATATTCGGTCTCAGGCAGATTGATCCCCGTGCCGCCCTTCTGACTGTTAGCGATGAGGAACTGTGCCTTGCCAGAGCGGAACGCAGCTATCGCGCCATCCGGATCCTTCGTGTCGCCGCGTAGCTCAGTATAAGTGACTTTCGCCTTTTGCAGCGTCTTCGCGATCAGTTCGCCAGAGTGAATGTATTCGTGGAAGATGAGACAGGGGCAGTCTGCTGGTAGCTCAGAAACGAAAGCTGCGAGCCAGTCGAGCTTCGCACTGTCGAAGTGCACGACGCGTCCCTTGCCCTCTTCGTCACTGAAAGCCAAGTAACCCGTCGCGATTTGTCGCAGACGATGGAAGAGCGACTTCAATTCTACTTCGTCGTTGTCTCTGATCTTGTAAATCCGGTTGATCGCGTCGTCGTATGCTTTCGCTTGATCTGCGGTCATCTTCAGTCGGATGACGTTCGCCTCGACTGCTGCGGTCTTGACTTCGCCTTTACCGTATGCCAGCGAGAAGCTATCGAGCTTATACTGGAACAGATCCATCTTCTTCTTGTCGAAGACCCACATTCGATTGGTCGGCGTGAAGCGCGAATAAAGATTTTTGCCGAACGCTGCTTCGAAGAACGCGTAATTGTATCCAAAATGCTTGCCCTGATCGACGAGATGCGCTTGTGCCCAGATTACGTAGGGATCGCGTCCAACTGGGGTGCCTGTCAGTCCAAGACGACACTTGCACTGTGCAGTCAGTTCGCTTGCGAGCGCGAAGGGCAATCCGTATTCGCCGGAATAGAAGTGCGTCTCGTCGATCACGCAATGGTCGAAGAACGCAGCAGCAGCGTCGAGCAGATCGCGCTCCGGATACAGCGTTGGCTTGTTTTTGCGATTGAGCCGCTTTTCAGTGAACAGTTCCTGCATGGTGAAACGTGACAAGATGATCAGATCACAGTCACTTTCGCATGCGTCCATGAAGTCGTCTTCCATAGACGCTCCGCTTCGCACAGAGCGCGCGACGAGATTTGAATGCTCAGCGACTTGTGCTTCCCATTCCGTCACACCAACCGTTGCGTGCGCCAGGATCAGTCCCTTCTGCTTGACGATCTGCGCGCGTCGCAGATGCGCCGCCCAATCGAGTGCAATCTTTGTCTTGCCAAGTCGCATCCAATAGAACAGGAAAGCTTGTCGCATATAGAGTGCGAACGCTAAGCCTTCCAACTGATGCGGGCGCGAGGGGGTCTTCTCTTCGAACTCGACGCCCGTGCAGTTGTAAATCATTGCGCGCAGATCGTCGGGATCCATGCCTTTGCACTCAGGCGGATCTGCGTAAATTTTGCCGAGGAACTTGTCGATGGCGTCTTTACTGATTGGCATCAGACGAAAAAGCCTTTTGCAGGATTATTTTTCGTAGTTTCGTTGCCCCAGACTTCCCAGTCTGCATCGCTATTGCGCGCAAATAATTCTATTCCAGGAACGTTGCCCATAAGTTGTTTTATGCGATTTTTAACCTCTTCTGGTTTTGCACTGTGTAATCCTACCGGCGTTGTTATGATTTGTCTGATATCCGTTCTTTGTCTTTTTGGTTTTCCCTTTACGCCGAGCAGACAAAGCTCAATACTACCTAAGGTCCATTTTCCTAAATTAGTTTTTGGAGCAACGCCGTCTTTTGTTGTTTTTACCCAACAAAATGCTATAGTTTTGAAATTGAATTTCCATGATGTCATAACCTCAAGAGCTTCAGGTAACAAGGGCGATGTTGCCCAAAGAAATAAAACGCAATTATCATCCGAAATAATAGGGATAGGTATTTGTTGTATTTCAGCAATAGTCATTGTTTGATAGCGTTCTCCTATTGCTGTACCCTTTCCAAAATCCTTCAAGTCGTACTGCCATGGCGGATCTGCGTAAATTATTTGGAATTTTTTATCTGGAAACGGTAACATCATCAGTCAGCCATATCAGGCAGTGGTTCGGGAAAGCGCCAGAACAGCGGAACCCATCCATAGTCTTGCAATGAGTCTTGTAATATATCGCGCCACGGTTCGCATGGCCGGTACGTCGGCATATGCTGTGCATAAGTAAGGAAGTACTTATTTTTGCCCATTCCGCTGTGCCCGCAGACTTCGACGAGCGTGTCCTGCGGCGGCAGTTCTTTTGTTGCATCTCGCCATGCATTTTGGTCGAGCGCGACCGCTGCTTTGAAGAGAGCATAGGAACGCTTCGAGCGAGCCGTGCCGCGTTCAACTTTTGCAATGAAATCGTTGGCTGCCCATTCTAACGCGTGCGCGCGTTCAGTCATCGTTTTCGGCATCTAATCGTTCCACTTCCTGTTCAACGTGTTTTGCCATATACACGCTATCGATGGCAAATTGCCCTGTCATGAAATTTTGCGATACCATGGCGAGCCATTTGTCTTCGGCGTTGCGTGCTGCATCGACGAATATACGAGCGCGCCCTGCCTCGCGTTCCTGCTTTGTGCGCGAGATCGTGCAGACAGTATCAGCAGTCCCCGTCAAGCTGTAGTCTTCGCCGACGTGCATTGCGCCACTGACGACCTTAGCACTGTCGCCCGCTCTGTTGGAATGCGTCGTCGTGACAATCGCGATGTTGCGCGCGACAGCGACGCCGCGCAGCTTGATTGCGAGTTGCCCCAGATCAGTGCGTATCTTGTCGCTGTTGATCGACATGCGGTTGATGGAGTCAAGCACGATGAGATCGGGACGAAAGTTCTCATTGCGCGCGAGTTGATCCAAATACGCTGTAAGCTGTGCAATGGTCAATGAGCCTGTCGGAAATTGCTTCATCAGCAAGCGCGATCTCGACTTGAAGCCGCGCAGCTTCTTTGCGATGCGCGGCGCAGTCTCAGCCGTGATCCCTTCTGCAACGCGCTGATCGTAATCAATCGTCGTGAACCGGCCCAACTGATCGCGCTTAAAGATAGGGTAACGCACAGTCTCAGTCTGCCCCGGCGTCATCGCGAACATCGCTTGGATATAGCGCTTCGCTGTAATCTCTTCGCTGTTCTCAAGCGTGATGTGCAGCACCTTCTTGCGTCGCTGGATATTCTGCTTGCCGATCTCGATGCCCCACCAGCTTTTACCGATCTTCTTCGCGCCGATGATCAGGAACAACTCTCCGCGTGCGGGACGAATGCCGCGCACGTCGAGCGCTTCGATGCCCGACGTAAAGAAGTCGCTCTCTGGGACGTTCATCCATTTGAGCATCGCTTCTGCGTCGTGCAGCCAGATACCGGGTGACGATGCTTGCGCAACGTCACGTTGATACAACGCACGCTCTGCGCCCTCTAAGTCTCCCGCGCGCAGATGTTCGTCTGCTTCTTCGATAGCCTGCGCCAGTTTCCTTGACGCTATGAACTGCGCAAGCCCGTCGAGCACGTATTGCGCGTTTAAGTTCGGCAGCAGCGTATCCATGTCGTCGCAGTGCCGGGCATACATCTTGCCGTCGTCGTCGCCGCGATTGAGTTCCTTTTCGAGCAGATCGCGCATATGCACGCCCGGCGGCACACCATACACCGAGATGTAATCGGACGCGCGCTGCGCAATCGTGCGGTACTTAGGGGTCGAAAACAGATCAGGCGCAATGTGCGTCGTGATGTTCGCTGCATGCTCAGCACTGTGCACAAGCATCGTGAGGATGTTATCCTCGAGACTTCCCGTCAGCATCTCTCTGCTTCTCCGTTGTTGCCATCAGTTTACGCGTGGCAAAAGGAGATCAGTCGAGCCCCAGGATCTTGTGCGTCTGCAATGAGAGCCGATAGCCGTGCGTCAACGCAATGGTTGCTGCATATTCGACGTTGGCTCGTGTGTGTGCATTGTCGCCCTCATCGCAGCCCTGTACAAAGATGCGAGATCGTATCTTCGGGTCGAGCGCATTGATGGGACGAAACAAGCGCATTGGTCTGCCGGGCAGTTGCGTTGACATCTCAGGCAAGCCGTCAGTTCCAACGGGCTCTGCTGCACGCACGATGTACTTCCAGTACACATTGAACAGTTCGACGTGACGAAGCTGCGGGATAACCATGCCCGTCTTCGGCGAGCAGACAATCGACAGACGCTCAGCATTCGTCGTGCCATTCTCGACGATCCCGCCAATTGGCCAGTACGTGCCTGCGGTCTCAATCTGAAACGAGAAGCGCGCAAGTTCGGGATGATCGATCAGTAAGCGTAGCGGCTGCAACATCGGCTCGCCACCCGTGATCACGACGAAGCGACAGGGATTGAGATTGCTCAACTTCGTGATCTGTGCTGCGAGTTCGTCCGCAGTCTGTTCTTTCCCGCTCTCAAATTCGGTATCGCAGAAGTAGCAACGCAGATTGCAGTCAGACAGACGAACGAAGATTGCTGGGCAGCCCGCGAACGGGCCTTCGCCTTGCAGCGTGTAGAACACAGAATTGACCTTGAATCCTTCAGACGCGATGCGGGATCCCGCGACCGGGTTTCTGCCGAACATGGACGAGCTTCCTTGTTGTTATGATGCGAGAAAGGCAGAAGCAGAGCATTTGCGCGTCTCGTCAATCGTGACGCGCGAAAGTGTGACGCCTGTTCCGATCAGACGCAATGGTCCGATGTGGTCAAGCAAATATGCTGCCATGTTTTCGGCAGTTGGATTGAACGGCACGCCGATGAGACACTGATCCAATATGTTGTTTAGTTCGTCGGAGTGCGTGTCTCGACGTAGCTCTTCCAGCAGAGGATCATTGCTCCAAAGCAGCAAGCAATGATCCCAAGTATTTTCGAGCCACATGCAGAGTTGGGACTTGATCACGCCGAAGTCGATCACGCGCCCAAGCTCGTCAGTGTCGGGAGCAGTACACGTGAAATGCACACGGTAATTGTGCCCGTGCAGAAAGCGACATTTGCCCTCGTGCCCAACAACACGATGTCCACACGAGATGTCGTGATATCGCGTAACCGTTTTGATGTGCGCCACAACCTTATTCCTTATTGAGTGCTTCGACAGCAGCATCGAGCAGCGCGCTTTGCGCTTCTGTCTCTGTGCTATACCGGCCGACAGTTTGCAAGTATTTTTGGGTAGACAGTTCGGCGCGCCACGGCGTCGTCGCTCTGTGCTGATTGTCATACACGACTTCGCCGATGAACAGAGCCCCGATCCACAGCGAATACTGGCGACGATGCACAGCAATCTGCCCTCGCCATAGCAAGCCATTGACGATTGTATCTGTCATATTGTTATTGGTCCTTCAGTCGTGAGCGCTGATCAATTCGATATACGACCCCTCGCGTGTCTTCGAGACTTCCCAGATTTCATCGAAAGCAGCTTGCGACAATGCGCGATGATCGCACAGCCAGAGTGACTTCCCAGTGACTTGCACGCGATGCTTTAAGCAGTCGAGCAGATCCTCGATACCCTCTTGACTGAGCCACGCAGAGGGCTCGTCCCAGACTTCGAAGCCGATCGACACGCCGGCCATGCGTTGAATGAGCGACGACAGCCCCAGTGCGACAGCGAGCCGTACACGTTGTCCCTCACCGCCTGACCACACTTCCCAGGGGGCTGCTGCGATCGGCGACTTCACCATAATGTGAATGCCCGGACGTATCGTGCCCGACTTCGTTTCAAGCTCTGTGCTGAAGCTGATCTTCCAGTCGATCAAGCCGAGGGCCATCGCTGCTGAGGCTGTCTCGACTTCGAGTTGTGCGAGGATGCGCTTGACCATGAACAAGCGAACGCGCTTGAACGCAGCGCGCCAGAAATCTGTGCGCAGCAGCATGCCCTGCGTCTGTCGCTTGCGTGTGTTGGCTTCTTTGATCTTGTCCTCGACCGCGATCATCTCTTCGAGGAGCGCTTCGTATCGCGCTTGATGTGGGTTCTGTGCTTCGCTGATCTGCTCAGCGACTTTGGTGGTGCGATCAAGCGAGCGTTGCGCGTGCTCAGCATTCGACTTCGCAGTCGCGAGCGCAGCAACTTGCACATCGCGACCTTTGGTCTGTTGTGCGATCAATGCTTCGAGGCGTGCGATCTCAGCATCGTTCGTCTCAATCTGCGCCTCGAGACCGTTCCATTTCGTCTGTTCATCTTTGATGATCGTCTTAAATCGGGAAATGCGTTCCTTTGCGTGTGCAGGCGCGATGTCTTGTGCGCACTCTGAGCATGTTTTGGTGTGCTCATAGAAATCGATTAGCTTGGTTGATTGCTCGATAATCAATCCAGCCTTTGCTTGATCACGTTCGCGCGTCGCTCTTGACTTACGCTGCGCAGTGATCTGCTCCTCGAGTGCACTCGTATCCGTTGCTTTCCCGAGCTTGCGCGCAGCGTCTGTCTGCGCTTTGACAGCTTCGGCGAGCACTGCTTCTGCTTTCTCGACATCCGCTAGAGCAGCTTCTATGCGCAAGGCTTGCTGCTCTTCCCACTGCGCAATCGATGCTTCGAGCGCGTCTGTGTTTTCGAAGCCCTCTTGCTTTCCCTTCAGAAAGGCAAGCTCTTGCTCGACCGCAGCAATTGTCTTCTCGTGCTCACTGTGGCGCTTCGACGCGTGCTCAGCGGCTTTGAGCCAGATGTTGAGGTCTAATACCTCGTCGAGCAGTGCGCCGCGCTCAGGGCCGCTGAGATCGATGAACAGCGGCACGGCTTGCCCGAAGATGACAGATTGCAGAAAGCGCCCGCGCGACAGTCCAAGCGTCCGATCGACTGTCGCTTGATCGACGGGTTGATCTTCGAGCAGCAATCGGTCTGGCGAGCCGTGTCGCTCAATCGTGATGATCTCGCCATCGATATCCCACGCCGTCATGACGCGCGGCTTCCCCCCGCCCCACGATGCGAGATCAGCAGCGCGCACGCCGCGCACAGATGCGCCAGTCACACAATACGCGACAGCATCCCAGAGCGTGCTTTTGCCTGCGCCATTCGCGCCAAGCTTCGGCTCGACTTTGTTTCTGCCAGACAGGAACTTGAGCCCCGCGCCTGGCGTCAGTTCGATCATCGTTGTCTGCTTGAAGGAGCGAAAGTTTTCAAGCTCGACTGCAAGCAGTTGGATCGATCTCATCTCCAGTGTTCCAGTGGCTGCGTAGATGGAATGTACAAAGGATGACGAGGCTCGCCAGAAGCTGTCGTGCCGAGGCACAGAAGCTCGACATGGGACTGGAGCAGCAACGTGCGCCCTTTTGCCGACTGTGGCGCATTGCGACCCCAGGCACAGACGATGGGCTCCTGGTTCGCTGTCGCACCGTCGATCACGTGTCGGATCCACTGCTCATTATCAGGGCCAAATGGATCGTCCTGCATGCGAAGCTCGTCTGGATCTGTCGCGCGGAAGGCAAACAGATTGATGATCGCTATACCACCGCGATCTTCACGCTTCGCAAAACTGATGCAGCGACGAATGGTCGGATCGTCTTGCGTCGCATCGGCTGTCGAGGGATTGAGCATGCAGAAGATCAGAGATGGCTTGCTTGTGTCCCACCATCGCGAAAGTGTGTACCGGTACCGCCCGCAGTCAGATATGACCGCGTCGCTGCTTTTGGGGAAAAATCCAACAGTCATTTTGCTTTCCGTCTGTTGATGTGAATGCCAGGCGGAGGATTGGCAATACAATACTGAAACAATTTAGGGTAAAGCGGGTGCGCAGCAAGCGCGACGTTCAACTTCTGGTTGAGGTCGCGTATCACTTCTTGCTGTATGGTGATGCGTGTTGCGACGATCATACCGGGGAATTCTTTCGTATCGAATTCGATGTGGTATGCATCCGGCAATGTACGCTTGCTATCTGACATCAGCCCATCACCTCTTTAAGTAGCTCTTCCCCAGTCTGTAGCATACGCTCGTCGATTGCTTCGCTCTCAGCGAACAAGCGCAGCACGTGCGCGGGCGTGCTCTCTGACATGTGCGGCAGATTGGGGTTTGCGATGTTCGTTGCTTCGCCCAATGCGTCGTTTTCGATCTGCGCTTCGACAGAGAACAACTCGACTTCGGCTGTGCGCGCCCACGCCACGATGTGATCTTGAATGGCGGCCCATTGATCAAGCGCCGAGATCGGGATCGTGAAGACGACGCGCGCTTGATCGCGCGGGCTGGTCTTCACTGCGTCAAGCTCGTCGAGATCAGAGATGCGCAGCATCAACTTCTGAATGGTATTGAGCGTGATCACGCGAGACACTTTGAAGTCGTCTGTCAGTTCGACCATCTGTGGCGGATAGCTGTCGCCGAAGTTGATAGGATGCGGAGCGCCGATGTAGAAGATGTTATCCACAGTTTGCGTTGTGTGAATGTCTCCCGAGTACACGCGCAGATGTTTGGGCATCTTGATCATCTTCGGGTTCTCAAGCCCGACGCCGTTATTGCCGACAGCCCCTGTCACAGTCTGATGGATGAATGCCGCCTTGTACTTCTTCCAGTCGATGTTGTCCCAATCTGCTTCTGGGTTGTCGCTGTAGGGCAGCAGCAGCAGTCCCGTCGTTTGATTGCCATGCTTCGACGTGTAGAAGTTGATCCCGCTGCTTGGATCACTGCCGGGGCGGATATAGTCGAGAATGCTCCAGAATGGTGGACCGTTAAGCGGCTGATCATGATTGCCCTTTAGTACAGAGATCGACGCGCCGAGCGCGAGCAGACGCGCGAACTCGTCTTCGACGCGATTGACGAGCGCTGCTGAATGTCGATCTTTTCTGTCGGTCAGATCGCCGAGCATGTAAATCTGTGGCGTGGATATCTTCTGCGCTTCGATCCAGCGTGCGCACGCATTGAAGATGTTCCAACGATAATCGTCTTTGGGATTATCAGTCAGATGCCAGTCCGATGTGACGAGTATGCTCATTTTATTTCCTTTCGGCGAGCAGCAAGTCGGGATCGATCAGCTTGAGCATATCCACGAAGCGCAGCACACACACGTTGCCTTTGTGCAAATAGTGATGCATGGGATGCAGTGCAGTGCGTGCGCCACGCTTCTGCATACAGAGCATCATATGCTCACCCACTGTGCCGTCGATGATCACGATGGCATCATGTCGGTTCTGCTTTGCGATTACCATAAATTCGCACTCAATCGCTTTTGCTTGTCTGCGCGCGAGTGCGATGATAATGGCAAGCGGGTTCTGCTGTCTGGGGTCGAGCATGTATTGCAGCAGCCCGATATCCTTCAGATGCTTGCACTCGACAGAGAAGCGCGACAGAAAGCGGAATGCGAGGGGATTCGCTGCCATTATGTCGCCGGGCATTCTCGATGATAGTTTCCCAGCGTTCTCAGCACTCGTGAAGGAGCCGCCCGAGAGCACGTTGCGTGACATGATGTCGCCGCGTTCGCCGTGCGTGAGCCATAAGGAAATCAGTTTACCGCACTCACGCTCCCACGCAGATCCCTTTTCTTTCCCCCCGCCCTTGCGCATCTCAGTTCTCGTCTGCGTCCATGTCGATCATCTTTGGCTTCCAACGTGCGAATGTGCGCATAGCGACGTCGAAGCGCTGCGTCTTGACGAGCAGTTGCGTGAGCGCTTCAGCGTAGACCCGGATCTCGTATTGCGCATGTGGATCATTGCGTAAGGTCAAGAACCGGAATGCGTTGAGCAGGTTCATCGTCGCGAACATGCGACTGTAGGTTGAGACCGGCAGATGCGAGCGCGCGAGTTCTTTCGGCCAGCCTGCTGCGATCAGATCGCGATAGAGAGCGAAGGCGCGCGTGTTGTGCTCTTTGACGCGATCCACTTCATACATGCGATCCAGTTCTTCACCAGGCGGCAAGTCGAGCGTGCGTCCTTGCTTGTTCGTCGTTGATTGCTTGCCGATGATAACGTGGTCAGGCAGATAGAATAGCTCAGGCAGTTCTGTGTAACGCGCCGACATCTCGTTATAGGATTGTGTGCGATGTCGATGCCACTGCCGGAAGACGAGGATTGGTGCTTGCACTTCGACAGTGAGCGTGCAGCACTCGAAGGGTGTGGTGTGGTTATTGCTCCACAGATAGTTCATCAAGCGTTCGTCAGACGCTGGACCTTTACCGGCGCGCCAGTCTGCGTTGTGCGACACGCGCGCTGATCGAATGATTGAGAGATCGTTGCCCATGACATCGATCAATCGAATATAGCCATGGTCGAGTAAATCGATCCGATCGTCAGTCACGACTTTTCTCCTTTTTCTGTCTCTGGTAGAGTTGATAGGCGCCACATCAGTCCAGCTATGCCGCCGAAGAAGCAACCGAGCATGATCACCGGGGTGTTTGGTTCATGGCCAACGAAGGATTGAATGACGACGCCGAGCGCCATGCAAGCAAATATCCCAGAAAACATCGCCAGAAGTAAACTCATGATAAATACTCCAACACTCATGACGAGCGTTCTATTTGCTTGATGTGCTCATCCAGATACCAACGTGCCTTCTTCAAGTCTTCGAGCGCACTGCCTTTGTGCTCGTGACGCGCGATGTACTTGATTGCGTTGCCGAGACAGAAGCTCTTGTCGAGCCCCCATGCATACAAGACCTTGATCACTTCGTATGGATTGTTGGCGCCACCGTAGTGTGCGGGATGATCGACCATCTCCGGCGCAGGCTTGCCTATTGTGTCAAGTGCATCTCGGAAAATTCTTTCTGTCATCGTTCATACTCCCATCCCGGTGTAATAACTTCGACACGCGCACGTCGCGCGATGTCGATCATGTTCTTTGTCCCTTTGTCGCCTTTGAATGCGACAACAAGCATTGGTTTACCATCAACGAGCATATGTTCGTTGCGACGAGGACCAGCGCTCTGACCGAAACGTTTCCATTCTGCTTTGTATGCTTGTGGTTTAATGTGATGTGTAATAGCCCAGAACTCAGCAAGCGTATCTGCCCCACGCGCTGCGCCGTGAAGCAGCAACGTAAAGCCGCGTTGTGCATGCAAGTCCGTCAGTGTTGATCGCAAGAAGTCGCACGCGTCCTCGTCGATCAGCCATTGCAGCGTCGCAGCATCCCAGTTGAGGCCGTAGTTGCGTCCGCCACATACGAGCACTGTGCACATGTTCAGGCGTACTTTCGCATCGGCGGCTCAAGTGCGTCTTCGATCTCTTCCCAGCGTGCGATCACAGCCGAGCGCAGTTCGTCGCGCACAGCTTTGACAGCTTCGCGGTCTTTCGATCTGAACGCAGTTTCGACACGCTTTGGGTATGACTCCGCGGGCTCCGGCAACAAGTCTTCGCCTTTGTTGATCTTGAGCCAGTTGATCATCGAGACTTCATCCGCGACGCCATAGCTGAACAAGATCGTGAAATCGACTTGACGATACGGCTTCCCTGCCTTGTTCTTCTTGTTGCGTGCGCGCACTTCAACGCCGATTGTGCGCTCCACTTTCGTGACGATCTTCTTCAGTGACTTGATCTGCGCGAGCCAGAAGACTTGTGTTGCGTAGAAGTCGAGCGCATGCCCGCCCGAGCGCTTCTTCGTCTCGCCAAATGTCACGCCGATGTTGTCGCGTATCTGCGAGATCACAATCAAGGTGCATTGCTTCTCGCGCAATTTCTTGACGAGCTTGCGGAACAGTTCTGAGAGACCTTTTGCCTTCTCTTGTCCATAACTGCCCGCGCCGACATCGCGCTTCATTTCTGCTTCGCTGGAGCACGCGTCGAGCGAGTCGAGAATGTACAGATTGGGCTCAGTCTGCTTGTCGAGCCATGCAGTAAGATCACGCTCGAAGTCTTCGATGGTGTGCACGTCTTCAGTGTATTGCGCACCTTTGGGCATGCCCATCGAATAGGCATATGTGCGATCAAACGCCGCTTCGATCTCAGCGTATCGGATCGACGCAGCTTTGTATTGCACAGCAAAGTTGGCGCACGCTTCGATTGCGAGCAGTGTCTTGCCTGTCGATTTGTCGCCGACGATATTGACGACAGCACCGATGCTCCATCCGCCACCCGCTGCTAAGTCAATCAACGTGCTGCCTGATGAGAAGAACTTGGGCGCTTCGGGTGCTCCGCGCTTACTTGCAAACTTTGCCACGTTTCCCGCTCCTAATGAAAGGTGCCGGACTTCCACCGGCTTGTCATGCGGGGTGAGCTTTCTCGCATGATCTGCTCTTCCGACCTGGGGGCCGATCAGAAGAACTACTCGGGCCAGGTGTTGTTCACGTCATGAATGAGCAACTTTTCAGCTTCTTCCTGGACTTTCTTGATCATCTCCCAAGCGCCGCTGCCGCTCCCGACGCCATCTGCTGCTGCCTCGAGTGATGCAACAGCAGTCGCGAGATGACAGGTTGTCGCGGGATCGCAGATACCTGTTGCCATAGCACGCACTCCTTATTTGTTGGCAGCTTTGCGTGCTGCGAGCTTTGCGCGCAGTTCGTCTGCCTTCGACATGCCAGACGCTGCGGCGGCTGCTGCTGGCGGTGCTTTAGCCGGCGCAGCTTCTTCCTGCTCTTCCTGCTGCTCCTCGTCTGCGACCGGCTCAGGCTCGCGCACGGCTGCCTTCTTCGAGACGAACTTCGCAGGCTGCTCGTCAGCAACAGGCTTCTTCTCTTCTTCGTCTTCGCCCTTGTTGTCTGCGCCCTCGAAGAGTGCTTTCACTTCTTCATAGGTGCGATGTACGAATGTCGTCGGCACAGGATGCGCAACGACGTATTCGAGCCAGCTTTCTTCGATGGCTGAGGGTTTGCGCGAAGTCTGGAAGCCACTGTAACGCGTTGTCGTCTGCGTCGTGCCCTCACGCTGAAAGCTGACGTTATATCCTTCTTCGGGATTGTCGATCTGAAGCAGTTCGCCGCTCTCGCGATCCCGCGTGAGCTTGATGAAGTCGCTGTCCATGCGAAAGCCGATCGACCAGAGCATTGGGCCCGCTGCTGTGTCGCGCATGTTCATCACCCACGAGACGACTTGCAGTCGCGGTGCGAGTTCTTTCGCCGCTTCCTCGTCCCCTGCTTTGCGTGCAGCGTCGCGTGCTTCGCAGATGGGGCAACGCTTGTTCTCCATCTTGCTCAGGCACAGCACGCTTGCGCGATCAGGTCCGACGCCGTAGTGGACGTGCACTTCATAGCCCCAGTGCTCAGCGTCGTCCCACGTCGGCGGCAGGAAGCGAATGAAGTTGTCGCCGACAGCCGGCTTGAAGGTTTTGTAATCGTCATGCAGAAAGCCCTGGAAGCTGCCTCCGGTACGATTGAGACGCTTTTCGACCTGTTCTGGCGTGCGGGCCTTGTACTTGAACTTACTGGCGAGTGCCACGTTTAGTCTCCTGTTTGGTTGTGTTGACCTGCTTTAATGACGCTGCGAAGCCCAGTCCGAAAATGCGTCCACACAGATATACGACAAACGCAGCAACAGGCAAGGCTACCAGAGCGCCTAGGATGTAACTAAGCTCCATCCTTACTCCTCTGTTTTGGGGCCAATAGCAACCCCAGCCACTCCTCCCACGTCCACGATCATCTTATACCAAACTCGATGACCGAAGATCAGTTTGATTTCCCGCGCAGCATTTTCTGCGCTATCTGAGCCATGCACGACGTTATGCGCGAGCACGGTTTCATCTGCCGCGAGCGTGCGCAGCGTGCCAGCTGCTGCTTTGCGCGGATCAGTCGCGCCCATCAGAGCGCGCCAGCTTTCGACAGCGTTGTCCTTCAACAGCACGAGTGCGATCACGTGTCCCGATACTGAGCGCGCGAGATCGTCCCAATATGGTCTGCCGAGGTGCTCATGGTAGAAGTCTTCGACGATCTCGGGCGCGAGTTTGCACCACTGCGCGCGATAGATCGTGAAGCCGGCTTCGAGAATGCGAGCGAGCACGATTGGATGCAGATTGCGTCGAATAGCTTTTGACTTGATCAGTGCGAAAGTAAATTGGGTCACGAGGTTTTCCGTTTGCTGAGAAACTGTTGCGGGGTCGGGCCGGCGTCACGTGCTGCTTGCAACTCCTGCTTGCGATTTGTATTTGGTGCAAGCCAGCCCGCGACCGTCAGTTCTGATATATGCTTCAACGAGCTTCCCTTCGCGCGGTAGCTCTCAGCGAGGCCCTGCCAATAGCGCAGATCATGCTCCGCTTCGGCGAGCGCTTCTGTCGCAAGCAGGACTTTCGCATCGAGCAGCGACAGCGAGTTGAGCTTCGTTTCAGAGGGCAGCTTGCCATCTTTGTCGGGCACGCGCAGACGCTCCGCTGCTTCTGCGACTTCGACCTTGAGCAGCATTGCTGCTGTGTCGCGCACTTGCATCACGTCGGCTGTGAATTCGATCACAGTCTGGATGCGCGAGGGGTGCTCGATGAACTCTGTCTCGAGGTCCATCATGTCGATGCGCAAGTGCGCTTTCGCAATGTTGTATTCCTTTTCCATATACATCAGTCACATCCCTTTCCATCAACGTAGTTGCCTTGTTCGTCGCGCACTGTGAATTGCTTCCAGTGGCGCCATCCTTGCGGACAATGAAAGCCCCATTCCCGCACAACAGGTCCTGTGACGAACAGCGACCAGACTGGGCAGGGCTTTGGTTCGCCAAGCAACAAGACGCGATGCGCAGCAGTTGCACGACGGAAGACGGGGTTCCCTGGTCGCCGTAGGATCGCTTTAAGCGCGTTGGATGCACGATATGGATGGATAGTGAACCGCGGCACGACTTCGAGATATTCGCCTTTGAGCAGAAACGAGATATTCCACCAGGGATGATCGTGCAGCGCTTCGTCTGTGTCGCTCTTCAGGAATTGATGCAGATAGATATTGAAAACGGGATTACGGGGAATGACCCACCATCGTCTCAAATAGGGATCAGTTGGATCGCCGATCGTAACATCAGGCGGCCGCGGCCAGCGCTTCAGATGTATGATCCCGATCACGCTCGAAGCTGCCCAGAGCGAACAAAGCGGAAGCACTGCCCACCACCACATATCAGTTGCCTCCCCAGAGAATACGACCGACCGCTGTCGTAAACGCGATCTTCCGGTCAAAAGTTTCAGCCGGAAATACGAGCGCTTCCATCATCTCCCAGATCGCTTTCGCTTTCTCTGCATCTTCTGTGCGCAGCATCGCTGCACTGAGATAACGCCCAGCTTGTACAGATACTTCGTCGAAGTTCGACCCATCGAGCTTCTTGAGGCAGTCGCTGACGATCTTCCATGAGCGCTTGCCGTCGAGCAGATGTCGCAACATGTCGATCAGATCATCTGAGGGCTCAAGCAGACGCACGATGCGCGCTGCTTCTTCACGCGAGGGCGCATCGTGAATGCTCTGCAAGATCGTGAGCGCCATGCGCGGTGAGCCATTCGATGCTTCTGCTGCGAAGTCGATGATCTCTTGCGACGGCGACCATTCCTCGATACCCGCGATCATCTCAAGATGTTCGCTGATCAGTTGCTGTGCGATTGGCTGCAAGCGCGTCGAGAAGCAGCGCGTCCTGATCGTGTCCGGGATCTTGTCGTCTTCCGTCGTGCACAACGCGAGGTATAAGTGTGAGGGCGGATCTTCGAGCAGCTTCAAGATTGCTTGCCACGCTTGCTTCGAGAGCGTGTGGCACTCGTCGATGATAATCAGCCGGATACCTGTCTCTGTGAAGGCTTGGTGTTGGCTGAATTCGACGAGATCGCGCATTGCATCAACGCCATTGTTCGACGCCGCGTCGATCTCGTGAACGTCTGCCTGTAACTCAGTGCCGACGATGCGTGCAAGCGTCGTCTTGCCAGTGCCGCTCGGTCCCGTGAACAAATAGGCGTGTGGCGTGCTGCTCGAATGAATGACACGATTGAGGGCTTTGATCTGCGCATCGTGTCCCAGAACTTCGTCAAATGCTTCGGGACGATAGCGCGTGATGATCGGCTTGTTGTCGGGCACGTTTCTGTCCTTTGTGTTGATTAGATGCGTGTACCAATCATCCAATCTGTTGCTTGCATATCGACCTCAGATGGAGAATACTCCTCTTCGCGCACGTCATGCCACGTGAGAAATACGCCGTGCGGCAAGCGTATCGCGGGATCGATCTCTTCTTCGGTAAACGCTCGTGCGTACAAACACACGCCAGCCGGCCATGAATTGCGTCGCGCGATGTTGCTGCCCATCTCGCCGTCTTCATTGAAATGGTTCACAGCGTAGAGATAGTCGATCATATAGCCGTACTGCGTCGCAGGCGGCAAGATCAGCGTATCTGCCATCAGCTTCGTCCATACAGTCATCGCTCGCCTCATAATCCTTTTTTACCTCGAGGAATATGCACGCCGTCGCGCGAGATCGCATGCCCGTTGTCGTCGAACTTGGTCAACGAATGCTCGCGCTTGACTGCGTAATCACGCGCGAAGATTTGCATCTCAGTGGCATTCTTGAAACCCTCTGCGATCTGTGCGCGCTCTTCTGCTGTGTCGGGAATGAGACCCATTTGGATCTGATAGCGACGAAACAGGCACCACGACATGTTGAACATCTCGCCGAGCGGATCGCGTCCCTTCAGCAAGAAATATGGCTCGCCGGGCAGCAGATCCAGTGGGTCTGCGTAACGCGGCGGGTGCTCAGCAGCGACTTTGCGTGGCGCTTTGCGCACATCAGGAATACCTGAACGCAATGCTTGTTTGCTTTTGCGTGCGCGCTTCTGCTTCTGGGCATTTCTGTCAGATGCAGCCTTTGCGCGTGTTTTCGGGGAAGCGCTCATACCAGTTCCTTCTCTTCTGCATAGTATGTTGGCAACGTGAGTGTTGCAGTGCGGTTCGATTTCTCATACGTGCTCAGTTCGCCAACAGAATGAGGTATCCAGGCAGTTCTGTTTGTGATGTGCGAAGTCACTTTCCACGCCATGCCTGTGTCGTGCTCGACTGTGACGCCGATGTCGATGATCTCACTTCCCTTCTTTGGCACTTTGTTCTGTCCTTTATTTGTGATAGTCGCCCACAATTGTTTCAAGCTTTTCGAAGTTCATCCAGTCATACCCGATGTTGAACTCAGCAGTGAAAGGCACGATCTGCCAATCATAGCGCAAACGAACTAATTCAGGTCCGATGATGTCCTGCATGTAAGCCACAACGAGATCGTCGTCATCTGGGAGAACGAAGGTCAGATCGTCATGAATGTTGATGCGGGGATGCAAGTAGGGCTCGTGCAGTTCAATCGCCATGCGCGAGAGTGCGTTCTGTGCGTCGAGCACGACATGCGCAAGTCCGCCCTGGATCGGCGTGTTGATCGTCTCGTTGCCCCACAGAATACCATGCCGTTCGACACCTTCAATTGTGAATACGCTGCCCGTGTCAGCGTACATCTGTCGTTGCTTCTGCAACCAGGTATGCGCGACGCTGTATCGCTTCCAGAACTCCGCGAGCAGTTCTTCAGCTTTGGGCAGCGGAATGCCGGTGCGCGTCGAGACGGACTTCGCAATCGAGCCAAAGAACGATGCGAAGACAAAATCCGATTTCATGACATCGCGCGCGCCTTTCATCACGACTGCCATGTCTGTCGAATTCGTGCGATCTTTCAAACGCTCGAGGTAG